AGTCCCCCACTGCCGTGGGTAGGTGTAGAATAAATGAAATGTGTGAATTAAGATTAATATTTTCACATAATTGATATTTATATTAGACAAACTATAAAGAGGAATTAACATGGACACAACAAACAAATTAGCAAAAGTTATTCGTAAAATTGTAAAAGAAGAAGTTCGTAAGGAAGTTAAACAGGTTATAAATGAAATGGTAAATAAAAAACCTGCTAGCAAGTCCGATTTTACTGACGGGATTAGTAGAGGGGTATCCTTAATGGATAGTATTAAACCTAGAGTTAAGCCTGCACCACAAAAAAAGAATTATACGAAAAATCAACAACTTAATGATATTCTTAATGAGACAGCTCAGACAATGGTACCTGCTCAAGAAGAATATCCAGATATGAATAACCAGACCTTTACGTCTACACAAGCCCAAGCAGGATTACCTGACAGAAATAGGTTAGCATCAATGTTAGGATATGGGGATATGACACAACAGGTTACTAATGCAGCACCTACCTTAGAGGAAATGATGCCTAAAACAAATGTATCTGGAGCTCCACAAAGAGCAACAGAGGTAGCACCAGAGGTAGCAAATGCATTGACTAGAGACTATAGCGGATTAATGAAAGCTATTAATAAGAAAAAAGGAAAATAGATGCCATCAGCATTAGATAATAACCCGGACTTAGCAGTAGGATTGAGATTACCTTTCGGTCCTGGTCAATCTAATTTTGCGTTAAATTATACTACAATAGATCAGACAAAAACTAATTTAATGAATCTATTATTAACACAAAAAGGTGAAAGATTTATGCAACCGCATTTTGGAACCAATTTGAGAAGGATTATATTTGAACCTAATGTAGATGGAATTGAAAGAAGTATTAAGGAGGAAATAGTAGATGCGGTTAATTATTGGTTGCCGTATATTAAACTTAATAGGATTGAAACAACTAGAGAAGACAAACAAATAAATGAATATAGAATTAATGTCGATATAGCATTTTCATTAAAGGCAGATGCCTTTTCGGATTCTACTATAACATTTGCATTCGGTTCGGATTCATCGATTGAAGTAACATAGGATAAATTATGCCAGATATTAATAATAAAATAGTAAAGGATATCAATTATTTAGGTAAAGACTTTAATAGTCTTCGTGAAAATTTAATTGAATTTGCAAAAACATATTATCCTAATACTGTAAATGATTTTAATGAATCATCACCAGGAATGATGTTTTTGGAAACATCTGCTTATGTAGGAGACTTATTAAGTTATTATATAGATAATCAATTTAAGGAATCGATGTTACCCTATGCTACTGAAAAGCGAAATGTAACAGCAATGGCTCAGGCATTGGGATATGTGCCTAGACAGACTACTGCTGCAGCTGTAAATATAGATGTGTTTCAAACTGTACCAGCTATTGGAGCAGGTAATACTAATAGACCTGATTATAGATATTCAATGGCTATAGATTCAGGAGCTACAGTAATAGCAGAAAATGGATCCGTATTTAGAAATAAACAACCTATTGATTTTAGTTATTCAGGATCTAATGATTTAACCGACACTTCCATCTTTACAACGGATGATACTACTGGAGAAGCTACATATTATTTATTAAAGAAAAATATTAAATTTGAATCTGGAAAGGTAGCTAGTGAAACATTTAGTGTAGGAACGGCCAAACCATTTTTACAATTAGCTTTAGGTAGAAAAAATATAATTGAAATAATTAAGGTTACTGATGCCAATGATAATGAATATCATTCAGTACCTTATTTAGCTCAGGATACGATATATAAAGAAATAACGAATAATCAATTTAATGATCCGTCCTTAACCCAATACAATCATGAGACTCCTTATTTATTAAAACAAAAAAGAACATCTAAAAGATATATTACTAGAGTAAGAGAAGATGGAGCTATGATTATTGAATTTGGAGCTGGTGGTAATATACAAGCGGATGAAGAGATAATACCAAACCCAAATAATGTAGGTTCTATATTACCAGGTGTAGCAGGGCAATTAGATAAAGCTATCGATCCAACTAATTTCATGCACACAAGAACGTATGGTCAGGCTCCTGGTAATACAACGATTACTGTTCAATATACTTATGGTGGTGGAATAGAAGATAATGTTTCTTCTCAAACCATTACTAAAATAGATACTCTTAATATATCATCTACTGGAAATGGATTAGATGAAACCTTATTCAATAATACCAAAAGTTCTATAGCATTAATAAATCCTGGTGCTGCTCAGGGTGGTAGACAAGGAGAAACGGTTGAGGAGATTCGAAGAAATGCATTAGCATATTTCAATGCTCAAAATAGATGTGTAACTCGTGATGATTATATGATTAGGGTAATGACAATGCCTTCTAGATTTGGTTCGGTAGCAAAAGCATATGTAGCTCAAGATGAACAATTAAATAATCATACTAAATTACATAAACTAAATAACCCATTAGCAATTAATATGTATACATTAGGATATGATGCTAATAAAAAACTTATTACCAATAATGAAGCAACCAAGGAAAATATAAAAAATTATCTTACTCCATTTAGAATATTAACAGATTCAGTTACGTTAAAAGATGCTTTCATTATTAATATAGGATTAGATTTTGAAATAGTAACCTTACCAGGTTTCAATTCAAATGATGTATTATTAAAATGTATTGATGAAATGGTTGATCATTTTAATATTGATAGATGGCAAATAAATGAACCGGTTATATTATCAGATATATTAAGTTTATTAATAAGTGTTAAAGGAGTGCAATCCGTTCCAACAGCTAATATTATTAATTTCTTTGATAAGGAGCAAGGGTATTCTGGTAATGTATATGATATAAAAACAGCAACTCGAGATGGCGTAGTATATCCTGCACTTGATCCAAGTATCTTTGAAGTAAAATATCCTAAATCGGATATCAAGGGTAGAGTAACAAATATATAGGAATTATTATGATTAGATCACTATACGTAGAAAAGGATACAACAATATACGAACTTTCAAAAAGTTTGAATACTGGAGTTGATGAATTTGTTCAATTGAATAAAGCTTCCTCATCTGCAGGAATATATACTTCTAGAATACTTACTCAATTTGATTTTAGTGCTATATCAAAATCAGTAGTATCGGGTGATATTGTAAATCCTAAATACTATCTTAATTTATATATTGCAGAAGCTGAAGAATTAATGGATAAATATAATTTAGTAGCGTATGCGGTTTCTCAATCATGGGAAATGGGAACAGGTAAATTACAAGAACCAGTAGCAAATAGATTTTCGGGCAGAGGTACGAATAATCAAACAAGAGGAGCAAGTTGGTTATACAGAAATAAAATATATGATGAACAAAATTCATCAGGAGATATAAAATGGACATCAGCATCTTATGATTTAACTGGAACCGATCTAGCTCCATCTACTTCAAGGGTATTATATAATAATGTTTCTGGAGGTGGATCATGGTGGCATGAATATTATGGTACTCAAAGTTTTGATTATGAATCAGCTGATGTAAGAATGAATGTAACACCTATAGTAAATAGATGGATAGGAACGGGATCAAATTATGCTAATACAACACCTGTAGCTAATGAAGGATTTATATTAATGAGATCAGGTTCAGAAGAAACCAATGCCGTTCAATATGGTAATCTAAATTTTTTCTCTAGAGAAACTAATACTATATATCAACCAAGAATGGAGGTTGTATATGATGACTCAAAATTTGATACAGGTACTTTATCTGCATTAGGAAATACTGATAATATAATTCATCTTAAAAATCTTAAAAATGAATATACGGTTAGAGAGACTCCTAAGATAAGAGTAGCAGCAAGAGAAAGATATCCTACTAGAACATTTCAAACATCCTCTAATTATAAGACTACTAAATATTTACCAAGTCATTCATACTATTCAGTAACAGATGCTTTGACGGAAGATGTAATTGTACCTTATGATCCAACTGGTTCAAAATTAAGTTGTGATAGTGATGGTTCATTTTTTAATTTAAGGATGGATACTTTCCTACCAAAAAGATATTATAAATTAAGATTTCATGTAACACAATCCGATGGAACCTACGTAGAGTATGATGACGGATATTATTTTAAGGTGAATAGATAATGGCAGTAAACAGAAGTAATAGAAGACCGCTAAGAGCAAATAGAGGAAGATCTAATAGTCTACCTGCATCACCTGTTGCTAGACCAACGGGAAGGCCAACTCCATCTACATTACCTCCAGCTGGGCCTATAAGACAAGCATCTCCATCCAGAGCATCAGTATCTCCATCGAGAGCATCAGTATCTCCAATTAGAAGACCTCAAGGAGAAAGTCCTGTTATAAGGCCTTCAAGAGAGACTGGAGGAAATACACCTCCTCCAAGAACTGTAGTAGATAAAATAATAAAAAATTCTGAAAGTGCAATAGTATCAATAGATACGAAAAAGGAAATTCCTACTCCAGCTCCAGTAAGACCTCCAAAAATATTTGCAGATAATCCAACTGCAACTACTATTTTAGGAACGGTAGATCCTGGAGCTATATTAGCTTCCAATCAAAAAATATGTGATCCTCAAGAGGATATTCTACCTCCAATAAATTTTCCGGATATTATTAAAACACTTAATGATATTAATGACTCTATTAATGATATAGAAATTCCTATTATAGGATGTACGGATCCTAACGCATTGAATTATAATCCTTCAGCTAATAAGGAAAATGGTAGATGTGAATATCCAGTAGAACCTGAAGAGGTGGTAGAAGATTTTACTGAAGAAATAATACCACCAGCACCACCAGAAGTAAAGTTATGCGCAGCTGGATATATTCCTTCAGAGCAAAAATTATCATCAGCTAAAAGACAAGCATTGAGAGAGGCAGTAGGTGGAGATCTTGATAGTGAAATGAAAAATATATGGGATGAACAGGTATTAGAATTTCCAATTGAAATAGATAAGGAGAATCCACAATATGCAGCATCGAAAAAATTAAAAACCTCATATAATAGAAATAATCTTGGTATTATATTAATTCGTGGTGGAGAAACGGCTAAATTAAATATATCATTAAATAGAAGATTTTTTGATGCAGAAAAATATAGAGAAGTTATTGATACTAGACCATCATCATTAGTTGGTAGAATAAAATCTGGAAAGCGTTAATTTATGCCAATAAAATATCAAAATATAGATGACCCTATAAAATTAAAAGGGCAGACCCGTGCGGAAAGATATAAGTCCGAGGATATAGATTTAATGCCTAGCATTAATGGTCAATTATTAAATCCTGAATTTGGAAAAGATCCAGGAGATAGGGTTGAACTTCATATATATGATATATCAGGAAAATTAATTTCATCAGATCATAATGTAGAAAATTTTTCCGTAGCATTAGATAAAGATAAAGAACAATCTATAAATCTTACTCTTGCAGCTAATCTTAAAAAATTAAATTTTGAGAAAGGTGCTTTTACAGTAGCTTATAATTTCTTTAGAGATAGGGTTGGTGCTCCTAATTTAGAAAGCCAATTTTATGTTCAGGAAATATCTGATACTAGGGATGAGATTCGTATAGTTCCAACCGTAAGAGAAAATCCAGATAAGAAACAAAAATTTTATGGAGACTATGAAAAATTTAGTGGCCAATCAAAATCAATTCCATTCTGTGTTGGTTCATGGGTAGACCTGATAGTAAATTTTGGTAAGAATAATGTATCAATAGCATCTGGATGGGAAGTAGACGATGTTGCAACTGCTACAATTCCTAGATCTATAGTATTAAAATTATATGAACCATTACCACCCGGTATTACAAAAAAACAAAAGTGTTGGTTATCAACTGAAATAGCCCCTCCAGTAGTAGAAAGAATTAACTTAGTTCCGGATTCCGATTTTAGATTAAAACAAACATTAAGACCTAATTTTGATTTATGTTTAGATACTACTCCAAGAGTAGAATCGGATTATAGAAGTTGGAATGATTTATTAGGAACGGATAATGATACTTCCCAGGAAATAATTAATACAACATTTTCATCTAGTTTACAAGGCATACCATTAAATATAGATTATTCTATTTTTGAAAATTATATTCATTTTAGTTCCGCAGAAGAAAGAATTAAAAATTTCAAATATAAATTACAATTAATAGGTCAATACGATAAGGAAATAAGAAAATATAATGGTGGCGAGGAATGGTCTGGATCTTATACTAATCAAACATATGTAAATAATTATCAAAAGAAATTTATAGATTTGAAATATAAGGTTCTTAATGGATTTGATGATTTTGAAAAATGGGTATATTATGATAGTGGTTCTAATGATAAATATATTACTACAACAGGTTCAATGGATGGAGGATTAGAAGATTGGACTAGATCTGTTATAGCACCATACCCTAAAATATCAGGTTCGTATAAAAATGATAATTACGAAAGCAATTGGTTATCTTGGGAGGATGATGATAAATATGATTGGGCATTACACAGTGCATTCCTACCAGGGAGAAATTATGAATTATTTAATTTAACATCATCAGCAGTATCTACTTGGTATAATGCAGCAATCGCATCAGCTAGTGCTTATGACAAATCAAATCAAAATAATTTAATATACACAATGCCAGAATATTTAAGAGAAGGCGGAGGTCAAATAGCTAATGAAACCTATGGACTATTCTTGAATATGATAGGACATCATTATGATCTCCTGTGGACTTATATTAAACATCTATCTGATAGATCTAATAGGAAGCACGATGAATTTTATGAAAAGAAAAAAGGATTACATGAAGATATACTTTATCATGTAGCAAAATCATATGGTATGAATTTAGTAGATGGAGATCCTAATCAGGAATTATGGTATTATCTACTTGGAAAAAATGAAACTGGATTCCATCAACAAGCTACTGGTTCATTGCAAACAATGTCATCCAAAGAAAGAACATCAGAAGTATGGAGACGTATAATTAATAATCTACCTTTCCTATTAAAATCAAAAGGAACGTCTAGAGGTATTAGAGCATTAATAAATTGTTATGGAGTTCCGTCTAGTATATTAAGAATTAGGGAATATGGTTCCTCAATCAAAGGAGATCAATCTGCAAAATATATTACAGATGATTTTACTTATGTATTAAATTTACAAGCTTCAGAATCTATATCTACTCCTTGGAAACCACATCAAAAAACAATAGGATATGTAACATCTTCTGCCGTTTATCCTAATGCAATAGAATTTAGATTTAATCCTAGAACGTATACTGGTAGAGGGATACCGACGGAAGAAAGTCAATCCTTATGGCAGGTTGAAAATAGAATGGGATTGGTTTTACATAGAA